CACCTGCAAAACCCTCATTAGTTTCAAAATACATTTCAAGTAGATAAGAATCATCAAATCTTGAAGATGTATCTTCACCTAAAACTAAATCTCTATTTACAAGTACCCTTGGTAGATAATAGATATCTTGACCGAATATTTTTAATGATTCGATTATAATATCTTCGTGTAATCTTTTCTCTCTATCGTTACCGATACCTCGGCCGCCTTGAAAATAGTGGTTAACTGCCATTTCATTTTATCCCATTATCATAGCTGGGTTTAATTCAAATGTGCTTCTAATTTCAGTTTCTAGTTTATCAATATCTTGTAATGCTTCTGAATAAATTTGTCTGCCATTTAAAGTAACTCCACCTATCATTGCTACACCGTCAAATTTAGATAAGTTAGCACCCCATTGTTTTTTAAATAGAGCTGTTACATATCTCTTTAAATATATGTCATTATATACATCTGTAAATTGTTCAGGATCCAATTTTCTATACGCCTCAATTACAAGAAACTCACCCACTGCTAAGTCATTTGTCCAATCCATATCAATGTATAATCTATTATCATGTTGATTAAATCTCAATGGTTTTTCGCCAACTAATATATGGTCTAAAAAATCTAAATGTCTTAATACGATATCATAATTAATTATACTTGTAGATGAAAAATCATACAAATCGTTTAATCTTAACTGATATCTTACATCAAACAAATTCATGTTTGATTTATTAGAAAATGGGAAAATATTAATAACTGATATAACACTTTCAGGCACAACTAAAAAATTATTGCCTTCTTTCCATGATGTGGTTACAGAATTCTTTGTTACAGATTCGTCTGAATTACCAGTAAGTCTAGTTTTATCAGCTTCTGTATATTGATATTTTAAATATGTTCTACGAATACCATCATAATGATATTGTGCGTAATATTGTAAGGCCTCATCCAGTCTATCTTCTAACTGGTCATCATCAACATTTATCTCAATTACAGGCTTACCAAGTGCTCGTAAAGCATATTGTTTTAATGTCTCTCTTGTTGCTGGATTAGCCATATCTTATTCCTTTTCTGGTATATTTATAAGATTTATTTAATCGTAGGGAAGAGATTATCTTGACAAAATAACTTTATATCATCATCTGGTAGCCCTAAAGACTGCATAACCCTAGGTGTATGAGGGTTTTGTTGTTGGTGTTCGCAATAATAATTTTGTGCTTTTATAACATCTTCTTTTTTTGCCTCACCATGATGTGTTCTAATTTTATCAATATAGTTAGCCAGATTGGACACAGCCATTGTACATATCTGATTTAATTCTTTTTCTTCTTGTACATTACCAGCTGCAATCATACCACCACTAAAAATTGCTTTTGCCCAATCTGGCAATTCTCTCTCTTTGCTAGGTTTAAACCATTTTACTTCTTCTTTAAACCACTCTGTTAGAGGGTGTTCTTTTTGTAATAATGGGCTAAAATCGTGAAAGGCGCCTGTTACTTTATTTTTACCTGCGATAATATCAAAACCATAAATGGGTCCACCATTTGTCAATTCTGGAAACAAACACACATGAGCCATCCATAAACCTTTGGTATTTCTTACATCAACAACATCAACATGAGCTCTTCTAATCCACTCATTTTTCCATGTTCTATTTACCCAACCAAATTCTTTTTTATTAAACCTATCCATACCAGGTTCATCATATTCCATTAACTCTTTATTAAGTAAGTTAATTGTATCTTGTTGCCACTTAATTAGTCGTTCCCAAATCATGGAGTTCCTTCATTTCTTTAAATAGTTTAGTAGCACTTTCAAAACAATACCTTGCTTCTGGCACTACTGAATGTTCGTACACATTTAAATATGTATTAATTGTTTCTTTTACCGTTTGTCTATAATCTCTAACTTCATTATGTCTAAAAATATAATATCTATTAGGACCTGGTGTTTTCTTTTTTATCATTTGACCACCTGATAAATCACCCATATGTCTGACATATACATGAGCATATAATTTCATGGCCTCATCTTGTATGGTTTCTATGTGATTTACATAATCTTTCGTGCTTTCAGTTATTTCAGGTGGATTATCTATATCTTTCCATAATGATTTATAATCATAATGTATATGTTCAGCCCTTAATAAATTAGGTGTATCTCTAAAAAGAGAATTGTGTAAACCATACTTTTCTAAAACAGAGTAACATTGTAATTGATTGTATAAGAAAGTAGCATATAGTTTTTCATCTATTTGACCAGACATGAGTATTTTTACAAATGCCTGCCTTTCTGCATTTTTGTGGTGTTCCCAAGTTAATTCTTTTATATCAAGCATTAAAATTAATCCATCCTGTTATAATAAATTTTTCTTTTTCTTTACTTATTACACCTTTATGATAATGTGTCCAAGCTGTTGGCCATATTAATGTTAATCCTTTTTCACAAGGTGTTCGTAATTGTTGATGATAAAATTCTGTGCCTGCACTTTCAACCGTATTTAAGTAAGTCATAAAAACCAAATGTCTTGATTTATCATTTCCAAAACCCTCATTTTCAGTATGCCATTTAAAATAACCCTCATTAGGTTTGTAATGTTGAATTTTAATATTATCATTAAGAGAATAATGAGCAACATTATTACTAAAAGGATATTTTTCTTTATATAATTTTAAACAACCACCTAAATATTCTATATAATTTTTAGTATAAACATCATATTCATTTGGTTGTATAAGCATTTCTGTACTTTTTTTTAAATTATGTTCTAATTTTTTATCTTCACCTAAAGTGCCAATTGTCCATTTAGATTTATTTTTATAAAAAGTATCAATTAATTCATCACATATATTATGGGGAATATACCAGCCACCTATAAAGGTAGAGTTAGAAAATTTATATTCTTTAATTACCATTCTTTTTTCATATAATTAAAATTAATATTCATTCTATATTCTGTATCAGTACAATTTGTGCTTCTGTGTCTTCTTCCGGCATTAAAAAACAACATTCTATTTTCAATACTTTCTATTTTTGTGCCGTCTTCAAGTATTGTAAAACCATTATTAGTATTAATATAAAATATTGCACCTGCATGGCTAAAGTCATAATCAACATGCCAACCATGTTCTATAATTCTATCATCTTTAGGATATAAATTACCTTTAACACGAAGTATAGCTGCACAATCTATTTTTCCTTTTAAAAAAATTTCATCTATTAAAGGATAAAAAGGTGTGCCTCCTTTTCCATCTTCAAAAAACTGGTGTGTAAAATACCAATGAGATGGTTCTGGCCATTTTTCATGTGCAACAAAATTTTGAAGAAACCAAGGAAAACCATATCCAGTAATCATATCTTTTATTTTCTTAAATTCATCTTTTGGCAAAAAATTATCTACTACTTCATACATTTTTTACTCCACTAATTGTTTTTTAATTTCTGACATAACAAGTTTATTTGTTTTTGTTTTTAAAAATCTTTCATATCTGTTAATTAAAGGTACATTATACCACCATGAAGAAACATCTGAACAAGTTTCTGATATTTTTCTTAAATTATCATTTAAATCAAACCTTTTCATTTCAACTCTATCATCTGTTAAAAAATGAAAGTAAGCAAGGTGTTCATATTCTTCCATTCTAAAATGTGTTTCATTATCATTAAATAACATTTCTAAAGATACAGGTCTAAACCATTTAGAGATATTGTATCTGCCAGGAGCTAATCTAGCGTATTGTGTATAATTAACATTTTTAGAAAAATGAGGAGAAGTAACCATTATTTCTAAATCATCTTCACTAAAAAATATGTAATTTAATCCATAAGTAAATGTATTACCTTGATTTGATAATTGACAAACATACTTATGTTTGCCTGTGTAAACAATTTGTTTTCCTTTTTCTGGAGTATTAACTACATCAAATTCTGTTGTTAAAGGATTTTCTACATAAAATGTATTTCTACTTAAATTACCAAAAGCAGGACATTTTAACATTCCTTTTGCTCTTTCGCATGTTAAGTTTTTAGTTTCTTCTATAACTTTGTTTAATAATCTTTTTGGCTCTAAAAATAAAATGTTCCAATTGTACATATCTTGTTTTACATACCATGGTGCCCAATAAACCGTTTTTTTCTTCATTGCGTAAACTCTATCCATCCATTTAAAATATATTTACAGCCATTTAAAGGAGGATTACCTCTATGTGTATGAGTAAATCCAGAAGGACATATCATTAATCTACCTGTTTTAGGAGCGATTCTTTTTTGTTGATATAAAAATTCTGTTTCGCCACCCTCTACTTCATTTAAATATAATATTGCTAGAAGTAACCTTTTACCATTTTCAGCACCCATATGTTCACAATGCCATACATGGTAACCTTCTCCTGGAATTGTTTTTTGTATTTTAGTATCTAAATTTAATCTATGACTACTCATGTCATCTATTATAGGATACTTTTTTTTATATAATTCATAACACTCTTGTAATTTTGTATTAAATTTTCTTAATATTATTTCATTTGAACTAATGAGTATCGAGTCTGTTTCTTGTACAGGCACATAAATGTCGTTTTGTTGTTTAATTCCTGGTTGATTAAAAAAATCAGCTCTCTTATCTATTTTATGAAAATCATTTAATTTTTCAAAATGCTCAATTACAGATTTACAATATTGCTCATCAAAAGCATTATCAAATACACCTATAAAATTTTCTATTTTACTATCCATTAATCTTCTCTATCATTATAAAACTTTTGTTTGTGATAATCATAGAAGCTTGTTTTATCTTTTACTGCCATGTCCCAAGCGTCTTTTCTTTTATTTAACTTGTCAATTTGATTACTAAATTTATCTTTAAATTCTTTATCATCATAACCTAGTTGATATTTTATATGAGTGGCTTCAGTAGGGTACCATTCCATGCCATAAGCTATACAATCTACACCGTCACCAAGAAAATGATTTTGATATTCTCTCAACGAAGCTGCCTGAAAAAATCCTAATTCATTTGCCGGAGTTAAATTTACTAAAGACGGTTCCCATTCTTTATTAGAGTTAGCTCTCCAATATTCTGTATCATCTCTATTTGACATTGCGTAATGCATAGCAACAAATTCTGCAAAATTTCTAAACCATTTTTTACATTGAAAAGTAAAATTATCTCTATCCCATTGAGTAATAATATCTCTTTGTGCATTTCTTATAAAACGCATTATAAATTCATGTACTGAAAATAGACCATTACTTTCTAAAGGCTCAATAAATCCTGCCGCTAAACCTATACCTACGACATTTTTTACCCATAATCTTTTATGTATACCTACACGCATTTTGATTTTTTTAAATTCTGCGTTACTATAATCTTGGCCTTTTTTGTCTAAATGATTTTTAAATTCTTGTAAGGCAGTTTCATCATCAACAAATTTATCTGAATAAACATAACCTGTACCCCAACGAGACCATAAAGGTATTTGCCAAACCCAACCGTTTTCAATTGCTGTGCAATTTGTATAACAATTTATCTCTTCTTTTTTACTTTTGTAAGGCACTCTAGTAGCCCATGCTGAATTGTTAGGTAACATATCTGAATAAGATTCAAATTCAGTTTGTAAAGTTTCACCTAATAATAATGATTTAAAACCTGTGCAATCAAAATATAAATCTGCTTTATATTTTTTATTCAATGATTCTATACCATTATCATTACATTCAATGGTTTTTATATCTTCTACTATATGTTTCACACCTCTAGGCAAACAATATCTTTCTTTTAAAAATAATCCAAATTTTGTTGCGTCAAAATGATAAGCAGTATTTTCTCTAAAATTAAATGGTATTTCATTTTTTTCAT